TGAGTTACATATGCAGCTCAGCTACAAGCAAGGTATTGAAATTGCTGAAGAGGTTGCTATAAACACATTATTAGATGGTAACAACTACGATCTTATTAAAAGACGCGTGTACCATGACTTAACGACTATTGGTATCGGCGCTGTTAAAAATACATTCTCTGAATCAGAAGGTGTAGTAGTTGATTATGTTGACCCAGCAAACTTAGTATACTCATATACTGAATCACCTTACTTCGATGACATCTATTATGTTGGTGAAGTAAAAACTATTCCAATTAGTGAGCTTAAAAAGCAATATCCTGGATTAACACAGGAAGAGCTAGAAAAAATTAAGGGCCAAGGTTCTCAAAATTTAACCGGCGGATGGAACAGAAGCGAAGTTACTGACAACCGTTACGATTCAAATACAGTTCAAGTATTGTACTTTAATTACAAGACGTACATGAACGAAGTCTATAAGATTAAAGAAACAGCTTCAGGTGCAGAGAAAGTAATACTACGTGACGACCAGTTTAATCCACCAGCAGACGCTGAGGGATTTGCTAAGGCTTCACGTTCGCTAGAAGTACTTTATGAAGGTGCAATTATCTTAGGCACTAGCACGCTACTTGAATGGGGCATTGCTGAGAATATGGTACGTCCAAAAAGCGATTACAATAAAGTAAAAATGAATTACAGTATTGTAGCGCCTAGGATGTACAAAGGCCGTATCGAATCTATTGTAAGCCGTTGTACTGGCTTCGCTGATATGGTGCAGCTTACACATTTAAAGATGCAGCAAGTATTAGCTAAGATGATGCCGGACGGTGTTTATATGGATGCTGATGGTCTTGCTGAAATCGATTTAGGTAACGGAACTAATTACAACCCGCAAGAAGCGCTTAACATGTTCTTCCAGACGGGTTCTGTTATTGGTAGGTCATTTACACAAGAGGGTGATATGAATCCTGGTAAAGTGCCTATACAGCCATTACAGACTGGTGCAGGTGGTCAGAAGCTACAAACATTAATTCAGACGTATAACTATTACTTGCAGATGATTCGTGACGTTACGGGTCTTAATGAAGCTCGTGATGGTTCAACACCTGATTCAAGAGCGTTAGTAGGTGTGCAGAAACTTGCAGCTGCAAATTCTAACACAGCTACACGCCACATATTAGATGCAGGGTTGTTCTTAACAGCTGACACAGCAGAAGGATTATCACTTAGAATATCTGATATATTGGAGTACAGCCCATCACGTGAAGCGTTTATACAAAAGATTGGCGGTTTTAATGTAGCGACATTAGACGAACTAAAAGAGCTGCACTTGTACGACTTTGGCATTGTGCTTGAGTTGTCGCCAGACGACGAACAAAAAGGTATGCTTGAGAATAACATTCAAACTGCATTATCTGCGGGATTAATTGACCTTGAAGATGCTATTGATATTCGCGAGGTTAAAAACCTTAAGCTAGCTAACCAACTGTTGAAGCTGCGCCGCAAGAAGAAACTTGAGCGTGACCAGCAAATGCAGCAAGAAAACATACAAGCGCAGGCACAAGCAAACGCGCAAGCACAACAAGTTGCGGCACAAGCTGAAGTGCAAAAAGACCAAGCATTGTTCCAGACAAAAGCGCAGCTTGAGCAAATGAAAGCACAGATTGACCAGCAAAAAATGCAATCTGAAGTTCAAATGAAAAAAGAGCTTATGGCTTTAGAGTTCCAGTACAACATGCAGCTTAAAGGCATTGAGGTTGATGGACAGAAGCAAAAAGAGTCTAGTAAAGAAGACCGCAAAGACGAAAGAACTAAAATGCAAGCGACTCAACAAAGTGAGTTGATTGATCAAAGAAAAAATGATTCACCACCTAAAAACTTCGAATCCTCTGGAAACGATATACTTGGCGGTGGGTTTGGCTTAGGTACCTTTGAACCTAGGTAATTATAGTAATAACAATTTTATAATATCTTATCATGAGTGAAGAAACTAACCCGATAGCATCCGTCGATGATGATGGAACTATCAAACTAGACTTACGACAAAATGCCGTTCAAGAGCAAAGCACAGATGAGGTTCCTGTACGCGACGAATCCGAAGTTAGCGAAGGAGTACCAGAGCAAAACGTCGAAGAGCCAGCTGCAGAACCTGCCAGAGAAGAAGAAAAGGTCCCCGTTCAAGATGAACAACCTGTTCAAGAAGAGCAAGTAGAGCAAGAGTCTGTATTACAAGAGATTACAGACGAAGAGGTTGAAGAAGCCGCAGTAGAGCTTGAAGAAGAAGTTGAAGAAGCTATAGCTGAAGCAGCAGAAGCAGGCATGGAATTACCGGAAAACATTCAAAAAGTTGTAGACTTTATGAGTGAGACAGGTGGTTCGTTAGAAGATTACGTAAAGCTTAACACCGATTACGCATCGTTAAACGAAGACCAATTGCTTCGTGAATATTATGAAACGAAGTACAGTGCGTACGACAGAGAAGACATCGACTTTTTATTACAAGATAAGTTTTCTTACGACGAAGAGCTTGACGACGAACGTGAAGTACGTTTAAAGAAGCTGGAACGTAAGCAAGCATTGTCAGAAGCTAAAAATCATTTAGACGGCTTAAAGTCTAAATACTACGACGAAGTTAAGATGGGTTCACGATTGAACCCTGATCAACAAAAAGCGGTTGAGTTTTTTAACCGTTATAATAAAGAGAGTGAAGAAGCNGCAAAAGTTGCTGAACGACAAACCAGTAGGTTTAAACAAGAAAGCGCGAAAGTGTTCAACGAAAAGTTCGAAGGTTTCGATTATTCAGTTGGGGACAAGAAGTACCGCTTCAAAGTTAATAATACAGGTGAGGTTAAAGAGACTCAAGGCGACATTAACAACTTTATCAAGAAGTTCTTGAATGAAAAAGGGGAAATGAAAGATGCCAAGGGTTATCATAAATCGCTGTTCACAGCTATGAACGCTGATCAGGTTGCACAACACTTTTATGAGCAAGGCAAAGCCGATGCAGTAAAAGACAGTATGTCCCGCACCAAGAACGTGAATATGAATCCGAGAGGGGTTCATGAGGAAGTCACGGCATCTAACGGTTGGAAAATACGTGCAGTTGACAGTGGTGAAAGCTCTTCTAAACTCAAGGTTAAGTTTAAGAAATAATAATCCATTTAAAATAAATAAAAATGGCTTTAGCAAACACTGGTGCTGCACTACAGCACTTAACTCCACGTCCTGTTAAAGGATTGTTTGGAGACAATTACTTGTCCGTGGCTGACATGGACTTTACACAACAGTTCCTACCAGAGGTATACGAGAAAGAAGTTGAGCGTTACGGAAAGCGTACAGTCGGCGGATTCTTACGTATGGTTGGTGCTGAAATGCCAATGGCTTCTGACCGTATCGTATGGTCTGAGCAGGGTCGCTTGCACATTGCATACGACAACGTTAGTTCAAATGCTGGTGGTACTACCATTACACTTACAGGTTTACCAACGGGTACTGATCCTTCATCTCTAATCGGTGTAGGTCAAACTTTGGTTGTCTCTAACGGTACTGTTACTGCAAAAGCTCGTGTTGATAGCATGGGCGCTTACGCAAGTGGTGCGGGTAGCACTTCTACGCAGGTTGTTAACATTAAAGTATACGGTGAAGCAGGATCTGCTCTTCCAGCTGCTTTACGCGGTGCTGTAACAGCTTTGAATATCTTTGTATTCGGTTCTGAGTACGCAAAAGGATCAGCTGATGTAGGTAACTCTTTCGACGCTTCTTTCACAACTTTCGAAAACAAGCCTATCATCTTACGTGATAAGTACAATGTTAACGGTTCTGACGTTGCTCAGATTGGTTGGGTTGAAGTTACGACTGAAGCTGGAACTGGCGGTTACTTATGGTACTTGAAGTCTGAGCACGAGTCTCGTCTACGTTTCGAGGATTACTTGGAAATGAGTATGGTTGAAACTGAAAAAGCAGTTGGAGCAATCGCTACAGGTGTTACAGGTTCTGAAGGTATGTTCGAAGCTATCGAAGATCGCGGTTTAGTTTACAACGCTACTGACTTCGGCGGTGCTAACGGACTAGGTCAATTCGACGAAATCTTAGCTGAGCTTGATAAGCAAGGTGCTATTGAAGAGAACATGATGTTCTTGGATCGTGCAACTTCTTTGGGTATCGACAACATGCTTGCTGCTCAAAATTCTTATGGAGCTGGTGGTACTTCTTACGGAGTATTTGATAACTCTGAGGATATGGCGTTGAACTTAGGTTTCTCTGGATTCCGTCGCGGTTCTTACGACTTCTACAAGACTGACTGGAAATACTTGAACGATTCAACTACTCGCGGATCTATCGGCGATATTGAAGGTGTTATGGTTCCTGCTGGTACTTCTACTGTATACGATGAGCAATTAGGTACGAACATTTCTCGTCCGTTCTTGCACATCCGTTACCGTGCTAACGAAGCAGAAGATCGTCGCATGAAATCTTGGATCACTGGTTCAGTTGGTGGTAACTTCACTAGCGCAGTTGATGAAATGAATGTACATTTCTTATCTGAGCGTGCACTTTGTGTACAAGCAGCTAACAACTTCGTATTGTTGAAGTAAGCTTATAATATTGTCCTCGGCTTCGGCCGGGGGCATTATTCTTTTATCTATTTAATTATATCATATTATGGCAACAGCTAAAAAACCCGCGGCTAAGAAAGCTCCGGTTAAAAAAGAAACTACAGTAGAGACACCGGAAGTGTCGTTTGAAACGGCAACAGAAATGCCTCCACTGCCAAAGAAACCTTCTTGGGAATACAAAGATCGCTTGTACGAGTTAACAGGTCGTAGAAAACCTTTAGTGTTTACACTACCTGCAGTACACTCTGCTAAAAAACCTTTACTTTGGTTTGACGAAGAAAAAGGCTACCAGCGCGAGATTAGATACGCTACTAACCAGCGTTCTTGCTTTGTGGACGAACAAGAGGGTCCTGCAACCCTAGGGCGCATCGTGTTTAGAAACGGTGTATTAAACGTACCAAAAGAAGATGTGGTGCTGCAGCAACTACTTTCAATGTACCATCCTTTTATGGCAAAAGGTGTTATTGAAGAATACAAAGCTGAAGCAATTGCAGAAAACGAAGTGGGCTGGATTGAATTAGAACTTGACGCTATGAATGCTGCTAAAGCAATGGACGTTGATGAAGCTGAAGCAATCTTGCGCGTAGAATTCGGTTCTAAGGTATCTGAGATGAGTTCTAAGGAGCTTAAACGTGATCTCCTTGTATTTGCTCGCCGCAACCCGCAATTGTTCATAGAACTAGCTAATGACGAAAACGTACACTTACGTAACATCGGTATTAAAGCGGTTGAACAGGGATTGATTGCATTATCACAAGACCAAAGAACATTCAGTTACGCTAACACAGGACGTAAACTAATGACGGTGCCATTTGACGAGCACCCATATTCAGCGCTTGCATCTTACTTCAAAACAGATGAAGGAATGGAAGTACTGAACACTATAGAAAAACGATTATAAAATAACAGTGGGGGTTACTAAGGTAGCCTCCACTTTAATCAAATAACAATATGAGCGTAAGCGTAGACACTGTTTATCAACGGGTATTAAGTATACTCAATAAAGAGCAACGAGGGTATGTTCAACNNTCTCAATGAAAAAATAAACCTATTCGAAGTTACTAGCGCAATGACATACGCTGGTGATTATTGGAGCACGCCTAATAATCTGTACCGCATAGGTACACTTATATACAACAGCGCAGAGGTAGAACGCATTAATAAAAATGAATTTTTATACATTAACGCGTCACCTTTAACAAAGCCTACTGAGACTAGGCCTGTATTTGTAGCAAACGCTAGTGGGTATAGAGTATACGGCAGCCTCATTGTAAGGTCTTCGAATTCTACATTAAACGGTGCAGTCAGCTCTAGTGCTACAATTAACATATCCGCGGCTAATCCAAGTATATCCATAGGCAATGTAGTAACTGGTACAGGCATCTCAGGAGCGGTAACAGTAGTTGCTATAGCGACTAATGGTACTACTATAACATTATCGAGTGCTCAAAGCATATCAAACTCCACTGTATTAACGTTCACTACGCCAGCTCCAACTCAACTTATAACCGCAGGAGTAGCGTGTAACTATATTAAAAGACCCGCGACTGTACAATGGGCTGGCACTTTAGTCGATGGCTCTAGCTTACAAAGCTCAGCAAACTCTGTGGATTTCGAGTTGCATGATTCAGAGGAAACAGAGCTAGTAATGAAAATACTAGAACTAGCGGGTATATCAACGCGTGAATTACAAGTGTATCAGATAGCAGCACAAGAAGAAGCTAAAAACACTCAACAAGAAAAATCTTAATAAATGGGGCTAATAAATCAAACTAGCGAACTTTACTACGAAGGAGCAGACGGTAACTGGAACAGCGGTGATGAA